ATCCGAAACAATGGAGCAGACACTATTGAAATTGACATCACAGGAGATATAGGAGGAGACTGGCTCTCAGAGTGGTTAGGTGTTGAAGACAAAGGGAATAATAATACTAAAGAGGCTCTGTCTAATGAGTTAAAAGCTCTTGGCAATATTGAGGCAAAGAGAGTAGTAGTAAATATAGACAGCTTAGGAGGAAATGTAGATCATGGACTGTCTATGATGCAGCTGCTTAATAAAACAGGAGCAGAAATAACTACCAGGTCGTACGGACTAACTGCTTCCATAGCTACAATCATACACCAGGCAGGCAACAACAGACAGATAGCAGAGGGAGGTATGTATCTCTCTCACAATATTCTTGCAGGAACTTCAGGAACACTGAATGACATGAAAGATGACATAGCTAACTTTGAGAAGATCAATGATCAGCTTGCAGAGATTTATGCTAAGAGATCAGGCAAAGATAAAGAGCACTTTCTGGAGATCATGGATAGAAAAAATGGCAATGGAGAATGGCTCACAGCTCATGAGGCTGTTGAGTTAGGCTTTGCAGATGAAGTGATCAGTCCTATAGGTGATCCTATTATCTATAACAATGCAGACCTAACAAACAGGAGGCTTCCTGATCTACCTACAAAAAATGAAAATAAAGAGAAAATAAATACAATGGCAACACTTAAAGAGCGTCTAGACAATTTTTTAGCAAACTTGTCCTTTGCGCAAACAACTACAGAGATTGATGAAGATAAGATCATCTGGAATAGTGAAGAGTTTGAAGAGATGGAAGTCAGAGTACAATCATTGATGCACACTATGAAGGAGCAGAATGATGACTATTTGAAACTTGCTGAAGAACTTGAAGATTTGAAGTCACAACTAACAGCAGTATCATCAGACAAAGATGAGGCAAGCAAAGAGGTAGAGTCTCTTTTGTGTGAGATCACAAGATTAAAGGGTCAAGCTCCAGAGGTAGAACAAACTACTGATCCTGAAGTTGAGACTCAATCTAATAACAATGGCACTAAGGCCGCTTTTGGTCAAGGTGTCAAAGAGCTTTTGGGCATAAAATAAACATATATAAATAATGGCAAACGTAATTAGTAAAAGTTTTACCCATACGTATGCAGGGCAAGAGGCAACAGATGTACTTTATGCCCCTGTATTCATGGGAGGGACTGTAGAGGAGCACTTTACAGTAAACCCAAACATTAAAAGCAAGCGCAACATCTACATAGCTGCTGCACTGGCTGACATCATTAAAAAAAGATCAGGATGCGGTTTCTCTGCTTCAGGCTCTTTAACTCTATCAGATCGAACAATCGACACTGTAGACTTGAAAGTTAACTTAGAGCAGTGCTTCACTGAGTTTGAAGACACAATCTTTGCAGAGGCTTTGAAGTCTGGGACTGCTATTGAAGATATGCAAGATACAGACATTGCAGACATCTTCATTAACGCATTAGTTCCGGGGATGCAGCGCAACTTGATCAAATTAGCATATTTTGCTGATGCTGCTTCAGGATCAGGTAACTACGATCACTTTGACGGCCTTTGGGCTAAGTGGATTGATGCAGTAACTGCAGGAGATGTGACAAGAGTAGACACAGCAACCTATGAGAGCTCAGGAGTATTGACAGCAGGTCAAGCTGATGATCTTTTGCAGGCAATGTGGGAAGGTCAACCTAATGCTTTGAAGCAAGTTCCAGCAGCAGATAAAGTGTTTAGAGTAACTGGGACTATAGGCGATGACTATGCTTCTGTTCTTGAGAATGCTACAAGTGAGTTTGGGATGAATAGCATGGTTAACGGAGTAGAGCTGAAGTATAGAGGCATCCCTGTTGTTGTTCAATATGATTGGGACACTGCTCAGGATGACACAAATTGTCCTAACCGCACTACAATCGGTGACAACTTTGGTGTTTTGACAACACGCGAAAATTTGATCTTTGGAACAGATATAGCACAACCAACAGAGGATTCTAACATCATGGTTTGGTATGATCCAAAGGACGAAATGACATACACTAAATGCAACTTCAGAGGCGGTGTGGAGTATATCCACGATGATCTTCAAGTTGTTGCATACTAAAATTTATAGAAAATGGGATTAGTAACAGCAGGATATAGTTTAACTACTTGCTCTGACAAGCAGTCAAGCGGAGGCTTACAGACATTGTGGATCATCAACTCTTCTGAGCTTGATCCCTCTTCTTGTGTCTTTGCGGCTGGCACTGGATACACTACTCTTGCACTTGATTCTTCTAAAAATGCTTATCAGATTGATTTTGAAAGAGATTCAGCAGAGCATAGAGAAGAGTTCCAAGAGAGGGAGAGTGAGTTTGGGCCAGCAATATGGGTGCATGAATTAGAGCTGTCATGGCCTAGAAGCAATGGTCAAACTTTGGTTGAGTATATTGAAGAGTTAGGAGATGGATGTGGATATATTTTTGTCTACAAAAACTTCAACAGCTCTACTCAGTATATCTTAGGATATAACGAGAATGACTCAGACTCAAGACCAATGTTTTTGAAGTCCAATACAATGGCAACAGGTAAGAAGTTAGCTGATGGAAGTCGTGAGACTGTCATCTTCACAAATGAAGCTACACGAAAATCACAGGTTACAACTCAGAATATGAGTTCACTTGTTTAGTATAGGGTCATTGCTTTAGTTGAGGTTAATGGGGGAGGCAGTATATACTACCTCCCCTTTTTAAATAATAAGAAGTATGTATATAATTAATAAACGCTTTAAGAAATGCTCATATATAAGCATAGCAGGTGAGCAGATTGATCTTCAATCTGCAACACAGAAAGAGCTGCAAAAAATACATGAGCTTGACTCTTCAATAGTTTCGAAAGATGCAAAACCCAAAAAGACAAGGAAAGCCACAACAACAGAGAAAGCAGAGTCAGAGTCAGAGTAAGAAGGTACATATCTTTAACCTGGTAAGTGAAGTACCTTCAGGAGTCTATACAAGTAGGCAACTCAGCAGACAAGACTGGCTTCCTTTTGGCTTAAAGAATGACTTTCCACAGCAACTGATTGACTTACAGAAAGGGTCTGCTGTTCATGGCAGTATCATTAAGAATAAGGTAGTATTTGCCTGTGGACAAGGTGTGAAAGCACACTCTGACAATGAGACACAGCTTGAAGAGGCAAAGCAGTGGATGTCTGCTATTAATGCCAAAGATGAAAGCATTGAAGATGTCCTTAAAAAAGCAATCACAGACTTCATTGCTCATGGCAATAGCACCTATATAGTTTTAAAGCATGAAGCTACAAACACTCTAAACATTGAGCATCTTGACTGGTCTCATGTTAGACTAGCAAAGCCTGATCAATCAGGAGCAGTAACAGGATGCTATGTTTGTGCAGACTGGTCTGCAGTAAAGGGAAAGAGATTCAAAGAGGGCAATAAGGATGGAGTGAGCTTCTATCCTTATGGGAAGAAAAATGCCCAACCTATGCAGATAGGTGGCATAGAATATAGTGTGTATGTTCATCATATAAAAAACTATTTTCCTGGCTATAAATTCAATGGCTTACCTGACTATATAGGTGGGATTGATGATATAAGACTCTCTGAGGCTATTACTACCTTCAACTTGAGTCGTGTGAAAAATGGCTATAATGCAAGCAGCCTTATTCACTTGAATACTTCACTTGATGAAGACTCAGCAAAGCAGCTGAAGAAAGACCTTGAAAGCAGCAACACAGGAGAGAATCAAGCAGGTAAAATTCAGCTTATAGTCACAGAAGGAGAGAACACTTTTACTGTTGAGAAACTGGATCATATAACTGAGGGCACTTTCACAGAGCAGACTGAGATAACCAATCAAAACATTGTATCTGCTCATGGTTGGGACATGAGCCTTATGAGTGGGCTAAAGACTGCCGGTGCACTGGGCAATACTCAAGAGAAAAGAGCTGCTTATGAGATTATAAATAATACAATTATCCCCAATTACACAGCTCCACAACTTAGGTTTCTAAATGAGATGATTGAGAAGAAAGGGTATGATAGTGTTAATATCTCACTTCAACAGCTTGAGCCTCTAAGCCTTAGAGCTAATGTAGACCCTAATACTATAATGCGAGAGAATGAGAAGCGTGTATTATTCGGCTTAGATATAATTGATAAGCCTAAAGCGGATGCAGGCAGTCTCAATGGAGCACAAGTGACATCTATGCTGCAGGTAGTTCAATCTGTTGCTGCTGGACAAGTGCCTTCAGAGACAGCAAAGCAGATGTTAATAGCTGCTTTTGGACTAACTGAGCAGGAAGCTGATGATATGCTTGAGCCTATGGAGACTTTTATACCTCAAGAAGATAAATAAAAATGGCAAATTTAATAACAGTCACACAAGTCAAGAGCTTAACTCAGCTCTCTGTTAATGTTGCTGATGACAGGCTTTCTCCATTCATTGATGTAGCTGAGAGAAGGTATATAAAGGAGCAGATATGCTCTACTTACTATGATGAGCTTGTGTCTGAAAATGGATCATCTACACTCACAGCAGCAAATGAGACTATATATGATAAGCTAAAATATGCAGCTGCTTATTTTATAATATATGAGGCTTTGCCTACTTTAAGAAATCAGGCAGGCAATTTAGGAGTCATGCAGATGAGCTTTGATAATGGAGAGCAGTCAGACTTTAGAGATTATAAATCTTTGAGAAGTTGGTGTAAAGATCAGGGAGAGTGGCACTTAAAAGACGCAGTGGACTATATTTGTGACACTCGCAATAATAGCAACTATACAACCTTCAATAATTGTGACAGCAGAGACTATGACAGCAATCACACTAATACTCATCATGGAATTATCTTTTAAAATATGAGTGGCATCAACAAACATAGTGAGCTTCCAGATTCTACTCTTCATGTCTCTAAAGGTCATAGTGATGGAATAGTAGGGATGATCCCCTATAAATCTGGCTCAAGTGATCAGGCTTTTGCTCTCATTGAAACTATATCAGGTGCAATGTTTCGGCCTTGTAAGGATATAGCTACAAACACAAGCGCACCTCCAACAGAGACTCAAGGAGATATATACCTGTTAGACTCATCTGGCTCATCTCATGCAGACTGGGACGGGGCTTCAAGTGAAGATTGGGTCTATTTTGATGGTACTAACTGGATAGCCGTAACACCTGCAGAGGGCTCTTTCTGTTTTGATCAAGATACCAATAACCTGTATTATTTTGATGGCACTAACTGGGTAGGATATACAGCAAGTGCAAGTGCAGGAGGTAGTGATACACAGATTCAGTTTAACTCATCAGGAGCTTTAGCAGGGAGCTCTTCTTTTACTTGGGACGGCTCAAAGATTGTCTTAACTGGATCAATAGAAGCTAACAAAGATGATTGTATTATATTAGAACCCTTTGGAGTAGGAGCAGGCAACACAAGCAAATTGATGTTTAAGGAGCTTGCTGCTAATGGGACAAACTCTATAAATCTCAAAGCTCCAGACAGTATAGCTACAGCGGTAACGTTTACCCTACCTAATGCAGACGGCTCATCTGGTCAAGTACTTAAAACTGATGGGAGTGCTGCTCTTTCCTGGGTCACAAATACACAGACATTAGCTATAGCCTGCAGCGATGAGACAACAGCTCTGACAACTGGAACAGCTAAAGCTACTTTCAGAATGCCTTATGGGTTTACGCTAACAGAGGTAAGAGCCTCTTTGACTGGTGCAGGGAGCACTTCAGGTACTACCACAATAGACATAAATGAATCAGGTACAACTATACTCTCAACAAAGTTGACCATTGATCAGGGTGAAAAAACAAGCACAACAGCAGCTACAGCAGCAGTCATATCTGACACTGCTCTTGCTGATGACTCTGAGATAACAATAGACATAGATGCTGTTTCAGGGGGCGCAAATGAAACAGGGCTCAAGGTCTATCTTATAGGCTATAAATCATAATGTTTATATTATCTCCATATCGCTATGCAGCAACAGGTGCAGCGGCTACCTGTACTCATGCGTTTGATTTTGATGGAGTAGATGAACATATCACTTTCGGCAACATCCTTGACTTCACAGCAGATATGACTGCTACTATTTGGATCAGGGTTGATACTACTTCAGGCTTAGATTATGTATTTGGCAAAGGTAGTGTAGGCGGCTCAATGCCTGGGTGGGGTGTATATAGATACGGCACGAAGTTATATGTCCAAGTCAGGGATAGTAGTAACAGCTACATTGCAGCAGGTGGGAACACCACAATCAACACCTCTACTTGGTATCATATCGCGGCTGTTTTAGACATAGATGGAAATGCTACTCTTTACATCAACGGCTCTGCTGAAGCTACTACAGGCAACATCAGCAGTCTCAATGGGAGCTATTCAAATTCATGGAATTTATGTATAGGAGCAAGAGAAGGGACATCCATAGGCTTCTATTGGGATGGTAAATGTGCGTGGAGCACTATATATGACAAGGCTCTCAGTAGTGGTGAAGTTTCTGAAGACTATAATAGTGGAGCACCCTTAGACCCTACTACTCATAGTGCAGCCTCTAACCTTGTGTTTTGGGTCAAACCCGATGCTGATGATATTAGCAGCTTTCCCACTGTAACTGAGCATGATAGTGGCAATGATGGAACTATGGTAAACTGTGAAAGTGGAGATATACAAGACTCTGTAATACCTTAAAATGAGTGAAAAAAGTAAACATAGTGAATATTGGTATTTCATCTTACCTATTACAATAGTCCCTAAGCCTACCTGGTTTAATATAGCTCAAGAGGATGCTATTGACTCTGTGAGGTATTCTCTGGACAATTCACAGTATATCTTGAAGGCTCTGAAGGCTTATGTCTCTCCACAGATGGCTGATGAGTTAGGAGCTTCAACTTATGAGCAAGCTAAGAATCATCTTAATAACTATGAGCCTGATGAGTGGGATGATGAGAGCGAAGCTGTTTGATATATTTAAAAAGCATGGCCTTATATTTTTAATTGTAAAGCTGTTGATGTCTGCTATAGCATTGACATACATATTGATATGATGGAAAAGGTAAATATTACAGTCAAAGACTTAATAGCAATGATGACTATAGTGATAGGAATTGTTGGGAATTATTTCCTTGTGACAAATCAAGTGACAAACAATGAGGAGAAGATAATTCAAGTCATTAATCAGATTGAACATCTTGAACAGAAAGACTCTGAGCATGATCTTATTCAGAACACACTTATTAATGATGTCAAATATATCAAAGAACAGACTGAGCAGATTTATCAAATTGTTGTGCTTAACAGTATTAGCAATTAGTCTGACAGGTCAAAGCATTCCAACTTGTCCTGAGATGGGCTATCATAACACCTTAGACTGTCTGAGGGTGGAGATTGACAGTATATATATAAAGCAGCAGCTTATTATTGAAGCCTTAAAAAAAGACTCCATAAGATGACTGGTCACATAATCAGACTGTCTGAAGAGGTATGTCAGACACTTGGGAGGCTCTACATATTTGAAGGACTTGAGGAGAGATATAGCTGCTATACTTTAGAGCTTCCCTGGTTGGGCAATCAGAGAAGAGTTAGCTGTATACCTGAAGGAGAGTATTGTGTGATTAAAAGAGTATCCCAGAAATATGGTGAACACTTTCATGTGTTAGATGTCCCTGATAGAGATTATATATTAATTCATTTTGGCAATTATAACAGAGACACTTTAGGCTGTATTTTGCCTGGAAAGAGATGTGCTGATATTGATGGAGATGGCATGAGAGATGTGACAAGCAGCAGAGCTACTATGAACTATCTCTATAAGCTCATGCCTAATAAGTGGAATTTAAAAATTAATTGGAGAGCAGGAATAAGGGAGGCTATAAGATGAGCTTTTGGAAACAGATAGGGCAAGTCTTAGGAGGTGGAGTAGGAGAGATGGGAGGTAAGCTGATGGAGGGTGTAGATAAGTTTGTTACTTCTCCAGATGAGAGAGCTGCACTAAGGGAGCAAATGACAAGGACTCTGCTTGAGTTTAACACTTCATATCAACAAGAGATAAGCAATAGACACACCTCAGACATGAGGTCTGATAGTTGGTTGAGCAAAAATGTGAGACCCGTAACACTTGTTTTCTTGTTGGCTGTAGTGTCTATGCTGTCTGTTACTGATGGTAACATAGGAGATTTTAAAATACAAGAGGCTTATATCTCTTTATATCAACAGCTGCTAATGTTAGCCTTTGCTTTCTATTTTGGTGGCAGGAGTGTTGAGAAGTTAGCTGCTATAGGTCAAGGGGTTATAAGGGATAGAAAAAGGAAAAGAAATGAGTGACTATAGACCTAGACTGTCAAGTAGTTTGCAGCCTTATGTCGAGCAGCTGAAGCAGATGAGACCTGAAGCAGTAGAGAGGCTTTTCTCAGGCTCTTGCTCAAAGAAGTCAATACAGAGGCCAATGCCAAGAATAGATGACATTATTGACAAGCATATCATTGAAGGAGATGATATAGACCTGTTTGAGCTTGCTGAAGGTGAGATAAATGTCCGGAAACCAGAAATAATAACAGCAAAGAAGACACTTATAATCAGTGATATACATATCCCTTATCATGACAAGACAGCTCTGAGCATAGCTTTAAGAGAAGCTAAGAAGGAGGGAGTTGATACAATCATACTTAATGGAGATATTATAGACTTTTATCAAGTCAGTAGTTGGAATAAAACACCAAACAAGGCAACTATACAGATAGAGTGTGAGATGGCTGTACATTTTTTTACAGCTTTAAGAAGGCTTTTCCCTGATGTTGTTATCTATTATACTGAAGGCAATCATGAAGATAGACTGACTAGGTATGTTGTGACTAAAGCTCCTGAGCTGTTTAGTTTAGGCATGATAACAACAGCAAACATCTTGAAGTTATCTGATTTTAATATTAAGTGGGTTGATCAATTCACAAGGATTGAGCTAGGCCAGCTTAATGTGGTGCATGGACATCAGCTGCAAGGATCAGGGATCAATGTAGCTCAGAATAAATTTAGAAAGGCTAAGTCTAACATAATCTTTGGGCATCATCATACCTCCCAGAATTACATAGAGAAGACTTTTGAGGGTAAAGTTGTAGGGGCTTGGGCTGTGGGCTGTCTGTCTGATTTATCTCCTGATTATTGCCCTAATAACAACTGGGTCAATGGCTTTGCAATAGTAGACACTGTTGCTGATGGCTCTTTTACTGTCAATAATTATAAGATCATAGACGGACAAATTCATTGAAGAGGCTGATCTACATATTGTGTCTGATGGCTGTGGCAGTTAGTTCAGCACAATGTCAGACAGTTTGTGATCAACCAGCAGCTCCAGTCTCTGAGGGCATTAATATCATACACACCTATTCTCAAAGTCTATTTGATGACTCCCTTCTGCACTGCATACCTTTTACACTCAACAACATTGTCATAACTCACAGACCTATTGAACCAGGAGAGATAGAGATAGTCATAGGCGTGCCTTTTTCTTCAAATATGCAGGACTTAGATTATAGGATATTATACGGTTATGACTGTTCAACAGCTCAAGAGGTTAGAATGAACTACTCAAGTGATGTGATCCTGATAAGTGTAGGCTCAAATAATTACCCTTTCTATATAACAGGTTGTGCAAAAATTCCTCAACATATTACCCTAAATAGTTGTGTTTGGAGTGTGGCAGGCTCTCCTATTAATAGTCCCATTCAAATTGAAAACAACAGTAAAAGACTTTGGATAGCTATATCAAATCCTTATGCCTGGGAGGGCTTCATATACGTATATATCAAGAGCAACAGATCAAACAAGCATCAAGATTATACTATCCATTTTGATGAAAAATATAAGATAATACCCTTTAACATCTTAGGACAAAGAGTCAATGAGGGTCTGAAATTAAAAAGCAGAAATTTGATCAAGGGAGCTGTAGTGACTAAGCCTCAATAGGCTGAATTATAATGTCTGCCTTTATGCCTTGCAAATATTTTCCCAGTGTGTCAATAGTGTAGTTTGTACTACCCTCCTCTACTGCTGTCAGTAGCTCATGCCTGAGCTTTATATCTCTTTTCTTCACATTCTTTTTAAGTCTTATGCTTTTGAGCTGCTTAGATAGTTTGTCTCTCATATCTATAATATACTTATTTTCTAACTAACATACTAATGTTTGTAACTTTTGTCACCGTAAAGATACAAAAATTTGTAGTTTTGTGAAAAAAGGTTTATATTTGTATATATAGTAATTAACTAAAA